CATGCTCCCTTCATCCGCACCCGTCCGTGAGGCAACTCCAAATAGCCCCGCACCCACGCCGAGATCCAGACCAAAGGCACGGTCGAAGCCCCCAGTCGTCTCCACCGCGGTTTTCAACTGGTCAATGGTGCTTCGACGTCCGTTCGCAGTCAGATAGGCATTCGCAATCCCCTGCCCTTCCCCATACGTCATGCCGTTAGCGTTGGCCGCTGTGTGCAGCGCGTTCTGCAGGTCGGAGAAGCCGACGCCGACATCGCCCATGCGCCTTTTGATTGCACTGGCACCTATCTCATCCTGCAGCGCCAATCCAATGGCGCCCTTCACCGCGTCAATCGCACTTCCCAGCGCCTGCCCAGCGATCTGGCCGATCATCGTGCCAATTGCGGTTCCGATTCCAGGCGCTATCGCGGATCCGATAGCGCCTCCTGTCCAGGCTCCGATGGCCGGCGCACCGCCCTGAACGATGTTCCACGTCCCGGCAAAACCCTCACTGCTGGTCGGACTCTCCGTAGGATTAGCACGTGCGAAACTCGTATCGCGCATAACAGCACGAAAGACATGTCGTCGGTGGCGACGCGCGTCCGCCTTGCGCTGGAACGTCGTCTCATAGTTCTGCATCCAATCTTCAAAGCTGTCGAACTCTCGAAGCTGCCTCATTCCGATGGTTCGGCCCTTGCGTAGCTTGTCGAAGTTTGCGATCGCAAGTGTTGCATCCGCTGCATCGACGGGCTTGCCGAGCGCGCGCTGGAGAATCTGCTGGGCGCTCGCCACCCGGCGACTGATGGCTTCGTATCTCTCCAGGTCGCTTGTTGCCTTACGCGCCTGTTTGGACACACCTTCAAGAGCTTCGGCGACGCCATCGGTCGATTTGCCGAGGTCATCCATCGGCCGCTTTGTACCCTGCGTATTGGCCGAAATGTCGACTTTGATCTCTTGTGTCATCGAAGCTCCGCCTTTACGCGCCCATAACGTCTCGACCTAGGACGGTCGGAGCACCGCTCCGCTTCTGGCTAGAAGACGTCGTCCCAAGCCGAGGGATCACTTATCGCAGCCAACTGCGCCTGCGTTTCGGCTTCGCGATCTATTTGCTCCGCATAAGCCTGCGGATCGAAGTCGTCGTCCTCAACGACCTCGGCGGTCGGGTTGCTGGCATAGTACTGAACCCACCACTCACTGAGCATGTCTTCGGGGGTGGCATCCAAATAGCGGGGATCCGTCGGAGGAAGGTTGAAGTGCTTCCGGAACCAGAACTCAAGGGTTTGGGACTGCTTCTTCCCGTTTATCCTCGCCAGCCGGCTCGCTTCCTTTGCGAAAGGAGTCCTCCCGTGCGCGGAGCGCCAGGAAGATCCGCGCCAGCTTGCCCTGCGCCTCTTCGTCCAGTGGGTCAACGTTGTCTAGGTCGGCCGGCCCCCACCCTTCAGGAGCTTCGACTGTCAAGACCTTGAGCGTAGCCACGGCGGTTGCTGTAGCCCGCGCATCGAGAGATAGATCACCCTCTGGTAAACCCTCTGTAAGTCGAGTGAATTCCGCCGTTATCTTGAACTGCAAGCGCATATTGCGCTTCGCAAAAATGAAGGTGCCGATCCCCTCGATCGGTAGCGCAAAAGTCCGCCCAGCAGTCTGGCTCATGGTTCCTCCAGCATCAAAGTGTCATCACTCGCTGATAAGCACGTTGGCGCGCTACAGTCCCACACCCTGCACATCGAGCGCGTAGAATTGCCCAGAGTTCACGATGATGGCGTGCTTCTGGATATCGACGTTCCCCGACGCATAGGAGCAAGAGACATACTTCCGCAGCACCTTGCCTGTATCCTTGTCTTGAACAACGATGTCGAACACGAGGCCTTGGAGCACCCCGTCGCCATTCTCCATCGCCACGCCGGCCGCGCGAAGTGAGCCGATCTTCAACACCATGCCGGACACCTGGATTGTGTGCCGTGCAAGGGTCGGCACATATTCAAAAACATGGATGTCGCCGATGCCGGATGCCGGCTCCGGCGCGTAATCGTCGGCAGCACTGACCGAGCTTAGCCCTCCGATCTTGATCCCACCGAACGTCACGTCGATTCGATTCCCGGTCTGCGTCTTAACGTTCTGCGTAGCCTGAATGGATGCCATTTTCTGCTTCCTTGCTACCCGTTAGGACGCTACCGACAGCGAACCGGAGTATGGGACTGCAAAGATCGTCACGGGGATGTAGTTGATGGGGATCACCGGCGAGCACATGAAGCTCACGGCCAGGACGTCACCCTGGATCGAGGCGGTGATGTTCTTGTAGGCGGGGTTGTTGGTGTCACCGACCAGGACCCCGATGCCGGCGGGAGCCGCCTGCGACAGGAGACGCAGGACCGTCTCCGTTTTTGCGACCGCGAGCGCGAGCGTCGCAGGCGATCCGAATGCACCCTTCAGCGGCTCGAGGGCTTCTCGGACGGAGCGTGCGACGTGGTCCAGCGCCGCTCCGGTCGACACCTCGACCTTGTCGTAGTTGTCGTTGTTCAGCCAGGTCGAAATCGACTTCACCACCCGATAACCGGTCTTCGTCTTCTCGATACAGAAGACGCCGCCGGTGATCAGAGGATCGGTGTCCGTGGGATTGCGGAGCTGCCGCTCCAGGCCCTTGATGTTAATGGACCGGCCAGTGAGCGCGACACCAGGGTTCACGCCCGCCAGCGCACCGCCGATGAGCGCCGCCAGTTTATAGGGCGGATACAGCAGCAAGTTGCCCTTTGCGTCATACTGGTTGAAGCCGATGTGGATCAAGGTGGTGCGATCGCTGTTCAGCGTGAGAGCGTCGGCAAGAGCCTGCGCATCTGAAGTTCCGAGTGGCTCACCGACAATCGCTCTGCGCTCCATGCGGCCGACATTCGACATGAACTGCACATGCGCGTCGGCCATTGCCCAGATGGAAGTCGAGCTGGAGACCGGCACCACCCACTGAACATCTTCCCGCTGGAGCGCGGTGAAGGCGTTGGACCAGGATTGATTGGTGGTGACGCCGTCGGAACCGCCGGTCAGGTAGGTAAACGGAAGGAGGGCTGGAGCGGTGCCCGCGTTCGTCTGGCGCGTCGCCGCCACGAGAGGGTTCGACAACCCATTGAACCAATCCACGACCGCCTGCAGCGTGCCCGTCGCGATGTAGGGCGCTGTCATCACGTCTTGGCCGGCAACGTTGTCCAGTCCATTGAGGGCCGACAAATCACTGTTGCCGTCGAGCACCATCGCGGAGAAGCCGCTGACGGTGTTTATATAGTCCACCAGCTGCTGCATCTGCGAATAGACCGTCAGATCGATGGTAGCGACGGCCGTCCCCGAGGGCGCCTGGAGCACCACCTGGTTGTTCGTCACGTTCATCACGGCGGTGCCTGCGGTCCCGCTGTACTGAATAGAGAACGCTCGGCGATAGACGTTGTCCTGAGTGTAAATCGAATTGACATAGGCCGCGGTGAGGCGGAAGCCATTGACCGATCCGGCCTCGACCTTGACCTTGATCTGATTGGTCCAGAGCCCCCAATCCTTGGATGTCAGATTTACAACCGGATTGAACGCCGAATCATTCAGCGTGAGCGAAGCTTGCGTCGCGGGATTGACGCGGTAGCAGATGACCGTGGCAGGACCGCTCGCCAGTTCATTGGAGGGGTCGAACGCAAAGTTGCAAGCGTCGAGCAGGTCGCCGGAAATCAGAGTGTTGGCGGCCTCCGCGGCGGAACCGAACCGCAGCGCGACACCGGGCTCACCGCCCGTGGAGGTGCCGAGCAAGGCAAGGACATTCCCGACGTTGGGGTTCGGATTCGCCATTGCGCTGTCGTCGACCACCGACATCACCGCCGGCGAGGCCCAGAGTCGCCCGTTGAAGAAGAGAGCCATGGGACAAGTTCCTTTGTGCTACGTCACTTACACCGGCAGGGAAGGAAAGGCGGCCCAGCGCGCCGCATAGGCCGACTGCTTGTCGCGGAGACGGCCGGCGCGGATCTCGAGGTTATGAAAGGCGCCGATCAGCTCCGGCTGTGCGGCTCCCTTGGACAGCCGGATGCAGAATTCCTCGATGGTGATCGGAAACTCCGCCGGTGCAGGTTGCTGTGGAACCGGCGCGCGGGGCTCACTAGAGCGGATTCCGCTCATATGGAAACATACCCGGCATGAGCGAAGTAGTTTGCGCACTCGTCGGCACTGACGCGAGGCATGAAGGAGCCGATGCGA